GCTCATTGCACCGAGCAATCCAATCCGACAAGCGGTCGTAATCCCCACGCGTAACCAGCGGATACGTCCATTTCGGAACATGCTTGTTAAGGTCACCACGCCCGCGATAAGCGCTAGGCTCAGCGCGGTTGGCTTCAAGCTGTCGCGCGTAGATTTCAGGGTCAATTGATGTCGGGCGAATATCAGATAACATGGAAATACTCCTCTTTATATGGCACTGGCTTAGCGCCTATGGTTGCGCCCACATTGGGCAAAAAGCGAACGACTATGCAATCCTGCTTGTGTATGTTGCTCAAGTGGATTAACAAGTGGTGCAATGTGCTTGACCAGTCTGGGCTTGAAGCGATGACCAATGTCTCAGGCGGTCTCCCGTCCCACGATGGTGCTGGGCGCTGGGCGATAATTGTGCAGCCAATGGCTTCAAGCTGTGAGCGCAATACCGAGGGGCTAGCGGTTTCAAAGTTGATATGAATCATAAAAATCTCCTATTGTTAAGGGTGATGAAATTGAGTATTTAGGCTTTTAGCGAAACTCTTACAAGTTACCGCGCTTCGCTCGGTTGCCACATACATGACCGCGTGAATCCAAGTCATCAGGATAATCGCAGTTACCCGCGTCAGCAGTCACTGCGAATACAGCTAGTAAAATGTAGATTAGATACTTCATAAAAATCTCCTATAAGTAGGGTGGTTGAAGCCCTCTATTATGCACATGGCTTAGGGATTTTTTCACCTGATACAAACTGTTACATCTTATGGCTAGGGGCTTAGAGCCCAGCGCCCAGCGCCCAGCGCCCAGCGCCCAGCGCCCAGCGCCCAGCGCCCAGCGCCTACAGACCGAAGTACCCCCTCCTACTGGCTGCCATGCTCGCCATAGTGTGCAAAACCCACTCGTCTACACACCCCTACCCCACCACAGGCAAAACGCCACAGGCAACAGGCGGGGGTCTAAAAGCCAAAAGCTAAAATCTGTTGTATAAATGCAACATAACCACACTCACCACATGGGTATAAGCCATGTGCTAAAATCCGAAATCATGCAACTACCATCCGACCTCCTCGTATTCGCCGGTACCGTGCAAACGGAAGACGGGCCAGTGTCACTGCGTTTCTTACAGACGCAGGAAGAACACGACTATGCAATGGCTAAAGGCCTACTGCCAGAAAACACCTGCCAGGTCGTGCACATTGAGGAAGCGGAAAATCCGTACACCATAGACAGGTTTCCACCCGCGCCATTCACACTGCAGTGACATGTCCAACGAGCTAATCACACAGACCCAGGCTGACATCTTCTTGGCAGCCTACCGCAAGACGGGCTTACTCCAGCAGTCAGCACGACAAGCCGGACTCACGAAGCATGACATTGAGGCCTACACCAAGAAGCCAACAGCCGAGGGCGAGACCTTTGCGCTCAACCTGCAGCAGGCAGCTGAGGACTGGAGCGATACAATCCGAGCCGAGCTAAGCCGTAGGGCAATCGATGGAATCGACGAGGACGTTTTCTACAAGGGAGAATGGATTGCGACAAAGCGCGTGTACTCGGACTCTCTGCTTACCTTGATGGCTACCGCTACACTGCCTGAATACAAGAAAAACCAAGAGTCACAACAAGGCGGCGTGACAATCCAGATTAACACCTTTGCCGACAAACCGCCGTCCATCGTCATCGATGAGCAGCTACCCTCGCTAGAATGACCCTACCACCAACAGCCCCCTTTGCACAGCAGGAGTGCAACCTAGACCGCTCATGGTGGAACGTGCCGCGCCTAGCTAAGCTAGCGGAATCACTGCCAACCGTAGAGCTACCGCTCGATGCCATGAACTTAGCGTGCACGGTGTACAGCACAAACATGCGGACATTCGTTGCACACATGAACAACGTCCTCACTGCAGACCTAGACCTACCTATCTTGCTCAGCGAAGACGGTGAGATATTTGACGGGCGGCACCGCATTATGAAGGCCCTGCACCTTGGGCTCACACACATAAAAGCCAAGCGCTTTGAGACCAACCCACAACCTGATAGGATACAGGAATGACAATACCAGCCAACCACATCGTGGCACAGAACCAATTGATGTATCGCAAATCGCCAACGCCAGGCCGAGCACCAACCATCTTTACGGTGCGGTGCAACTGCGCCAGTTCAGTCCGCGAGCAGACAGCGCGTTTCGTGGATGCCAATCGCCACTTGTTCATCACACCTGAGCAGTTCAAGAACGGGGAGTGGGCATGAGCATCTATGAGCGCTACAAGCTATACCACCTAAACCCCTGCGACCTAGACGTACTGCCAGTGCTCAAGCCCATAGCCAAAGCTCTAACCACCCTAAACAAAGCCTTCGCTGTAAACTGCCCCTGCTGTCAAGGTGCTAGAATAGCGCTAGGCCTGACGCTTGCGTTCCTGGCAGGACGGTACTTGGCATGAAGAAAACGCCAAAGGCTCCGAGTTGGATAGTTATAACGAAACTATCAAAGCCCTGGGCTAACAACTCCCTGCCAAAGCAACGTCGCGCAGCGACGCCGGCAGCCATCGCGCAAGAGCGCAAGGAAAAGACAAGGTATTGAATATGAAGACAATCAGCCCATGCACATCACCCAGCTTCCTGCTGAACCCAAGCCCATGCGCTCCAAGCTCAGGGACTCCACAGCCGCCGTTCACAGCACGGCTGTCACGCCCAGACATGAACGGTGTGACGCTGACGGCAGCACTGCTGCCAACAGGTCAGCTCCAAATAACGCTGCCTACCCCGTTCCCTAAGCGTGGCATCTGGACCATAACAGCCGGTACACCTACGTGCTGCTGCTTCTCCGCCCGCGTGTTCATCGACACCTGTGAGCCCATGGCATTCAGCCAGACGCATCACGCCACAGGTGACACCCAGTCAACTGCCACTACACCGGTACCAGTATGCTGCTAGAAAAGCTAGGGTGCATAGTTATCCTATTCATAGCTGCAGCAGCAGTGACAGCTATCGGGCGTGTATTAAGTAAACTATTATTTTAAGGAGCTACCATGAAACCAGAAGTGTATAAGTCAAAAGCCGCAATGAAGAAGCATGAGAAGGCTGAGCCTAAGAAGAAAGAGGCTGCTGAGAAGAAGGCTAAGACGCCTGAGTTCGTAATGAAAAAGAAAGCGAAGAAGTGAGCGAGCCGCTTCATCTCATCGTAAGCTGGGCCACAGGCCTAGCGCTGTTCACCCTCACCATGCTGGTGTACGGCGTAGGCATAGTGTCTGGCTGGGCGACGTTCAGCCCACAGCTCATTGTAGCTGTAGCCATGCAGAGCGTAGCCATCAGCCTTGTGCTTTTTGCTTTTTGGGATTAGTGTGATATAATCCGCGTACAGGCTAGGAATGGACTAATTAACCGGACCGAAACGAGAGTGCTATCCCGCTCTCTGCCTGTAGCTTTTAAGGGATTGTCTAGGGATAGAAGATATGAAAATTTGCAAACAAGGCCATGAGCGCGAAGACTCAAGTACTGTGTGTTTAGTATGCAAGAGAGCAGCTAAAAGAGAGTGGTGCGCAAAAAATAAACTGCGGGTTTCTGAGTACAACAAAAAGTACGCTATAGAAAATGCAGCTGCAATATCTGCGAGATATGCCAGAACAACCGCAATACGCGAACAGCGCTACAAAGCAAACTCAGAAAAAATAAAAGAAAAGAGTGCTGAATGGTATAGGCAAAATAAGAAAAAAGCCCTTGAAGCCAGCAAAGACTACAGGCTAAAAAACGCGGATAAGATAAATGCACGTAGAGCAGACTATAGAAATCGCACTAAAGCAGAGCAACAACAACGCGCTAAAAAGTGGCGGCAAGAAAACCCAGACAAAAAACTAGCTGCGCACAGAAGGCGAGAAATATCTAAGAAAAATAGAACACCTCCCTGGTACAACCACGAGGATTGTGTATCCATATATGCAGAAGCTAAAAAAGCAGGGTTGGTTGTAGACCACATAATCCCTTTACGCGGTGTAAACGTAAGCGGCTTGCACTGGGCGCACAATATGCAGCTACTTACCAATAGCCTCAACTGCAGCAAAGGCAATAAGTTTGACCCCGACACATACATCCACGAGCTTCCGGTATACTAAAGCAATATGTCAAAATTAATTACACTACCTGCCTACGACTGGAAACCGAGGCCTGACCAGAAAGAGGTGTGGGACGCGCTAATGGACCCAAGCATTGATACCGTTGTTATCAACGCGCATAGAAGATATGGGAAGGACGCTCTAGCAATGCAGGCTATGACCATTAACGCCATGCAGCGAGTGGGCTCCTACCTCTACGCACTGCCGCAATACTCACAAGCCCGCCGTTCAATCTATGAAGGCGTGAATGCTAGGACGGGCCGCACACGCATCAACGATTGTTTCCCGTCAGAAATTATAAAGCGGCGAGAGGACAAGTCAATGCTACTGCAGTTGGTCAATGACTCAACATTCCAGCTCGTCGGTAGTGACCAGCCCGACTCTTTGGTTGGTGCAGGTATTGTTGGGTACGTGGCATCAGAAGCCGCGCTATCTAACCCCGCAGCTTTTTCTCTGATACGCCCCATGTTGTTGGAAACCACCGGAAGGTCAATTCACATCTCCAGTCCACGGGGCAAGAACCATTTTTATAAGCTGTACAACGCGCACAAAGATAACCCCAGGTCTTACGTAGCCACGTTTAGCGCTGAGGACACAGGCGTATTTACAGCAGCCCAGCTTAAGGCTGAGCGCCATGCCTACGTGCAGGAACACGGCGTTGCATTCGGCGAATCTCTATTCTTACAGGAATATTACGCCTCGTGGGACGCAGCAGTTATCGGCGGCGTATGGACAGCAGAGCTGGCTAAGCTCAAGAAAGCCGGGCGATACGCCCCATGCCAGTACGACCCGCGATACCCAGTGGCGACAGCCTGGGACTTGGGTGTAGCGGACCCTACCTGCATATTATTTCTACAAGAGGTAGGCTCTGAGGTACGGTTAATAGACTACTACGAGAGCAATAACACCGGGCTTGAGCATTACGTTAAGGTCCTGCAGGACAAGGGGTACCTGTACTCCGTACACATCGGGCCCCACGATATAGCTAACCGCGAGTGGGGCACGGGCACGAGCCGAATCGAGCAGGCAGCACGCCTAGGGCTGCACTTTAAACGCGCTAACAACACGCCTAAGTCTGACCAGATAGCCTTGGGCTCACAGCTCATAAACCGCATGGTTATAAACAGCTCTGTGAACCTTGATACAGGTGACGAAGCCTGCGCTAGACCGCTTGAGTGCTTCGAGCAATATCACTTTGAGTATGACGAACTTAACAAAGTGGCATCAGGAAGACCAAAGCACGACTGGTCAAGCCACATGTGTGACGCACTAATGACTTACGCCATATATAACGCCAGAAATGTTAGCTTTGCAAGACCATCAGAGTCAGTCGTACCGCGCCTTGACCCAGTGATGCCACGCTTATCAAGTATAATGGCGCAAAGAAACAGGCCATCGGGCGCAATTTGGGGCTAAAAACGTGAATTTAGAAGCTGCATCGGACAAAATAGCGGAGATTGTTATGACTCGCCTAAAGCAGGCGAAGCATAAGCGCGAGTCAACGCCTGTGTTCCAGGGCAAATCGTTCGACGTCATGCTGCGCCAAGCAGATGAGCAGTACAAAAAGACCTGGGACATCGAGCTAGCCTCACGGATGCAGGCAGCATTCGGGTTTTGCCCGGTACGGTACCTGTCTATCACCAATGAGAAAGTAAATGCTGCGCGCGCTTGGAAGACAAGCCTTGCTGTAAACGCCATTGACCGTATCGTGACGTGTGTTCCGACGCCGGAGCCAGAGCTAGACGATTTTTCCCGTGAGACAATCCGTAAATCTATCGAGAACGACCTCAAGAAGCGCATACTTGAGCGGGGCAACGGTGTTGCAGACTCGCTTATTGATTCAAGCGGTAAGGTAGAGAAGGTTGTCAAGGACTTCATGTTGCGTGAAGCCCAGAAATTAAAGCAAGTGGAGCAGGTTCGCCTAGTAGGTATAGCAACCGAAGGCGCTAAGCGTGCAACCATGAAGATGCGGGACCACATTATTCAAGGTGGGTTCCGAAAAGCGTACAGCCAGATAACACACAACCAATTCTTGTATGGGATGGGCATTGCCCGCTTCCCTAGCTGGACCAACGTGCAGGTTTTGAACCATTCAGGCAAGGGAACTAAGCGCCAGTTCGAGATGCGCCCGGTGTTCCGCTCCGTAAACCCAGCCAACTTCTACTCTAGCAACGATGCAGACGATTTGAACGAGTGCACAGGTAATACAGAGTTATCCACAGTTACTAAAGCACAGCTCGTAGCAATGGCACAGGACAAACGATACAAGCGTGACGCCATTGAGACAATACTGACCAAGTTCGCAGAGACAGACAGGGCTTGGCTGTCAGATAGCTACACGGTAAACACCAAGGCTGACTACTGGGGTCCTGATGAGAGCATTGACCTGTGTATCCATGAGGGGTTTTTCAACGGTCAGGACCTGGAAGAGCTCGGCATTAAGGGTGTATCAGCAACAGACACAATAAACGCACACGTCGTTATCTGCGGCGGGCACACTATTCTCTGTGAGGCTGAGAAAGCACCTAAAGGCTTGGACCGCACGTACAGCATCATACCGTTCCACAAGATTGGGTCCGGCGTATACGACGTAGCGGGCATACCACACGTAATCCGTGACTATGAAGAGCAGATTAACACGCTGATGCTCCTGTTTGAGAACAATATCTCCTGGGCTACGATGCCACCGATGATGAAAAACTCAACGGTGTTCAGCAATCCGGCTGACGCGACTAATATCCTACCGGGCCAGCAGTACGAAATCTCAGATATGTACACCGGTGGTACATCGCCTGACCCGCTTCGCTCAATGAAGACGGTAAGCGCTCAGTACCACCTCATAATGAGCGAGATTCATGCTCTCATTAAGCTAGCAGACAGCGCTTCAGGCATACCGTCCTTCGCATACAGCGGGCAGGACTACGGTAAGGCTAGCCTTGGCGAGTTCAGCGCACGCCTATCAAGCGCCATGCGTATAGTTAAGGAAGCAGCGTTGGCTGAGGACACCGCGCTTGAGAACAGCTGGAAGGCTTTGTTCCATTGGCTACTGGAAAACGAAAAAGGCTTCGCCGAAGGCATGGACGTAGACATCCAGATACGTGGCATCACAGGCCTTCTGTCCGAAGAAGAGGTTACACGTTCACGCCAAGCAGTGTTGGGTATGATTATGACAGGTGTTGATAGAGGCACCATACCTAAAGACATCGAGGCGTACGCGGTACGCCGTGAGCTTGAGGCCAGCGGCATACCGGCAGCAGAGCTTGGCATGGACAACGCAATCCTTGACCATGCGACAGCATCTGCTAGCCAGATGCCATCACAACCAGTTATGGCTGCCGGACAAATCCCGCAGCTAGACGGCAGGTCTAACCAAGGAATGCCTCAAGGTGCAGTGCTCTCACCATCCGGGGCTGAGACAGGTATCCGCTAACTACAAGCCTAATATCTAAAAGCTGATAAGCATAAGCTGCGTTAGATTATAATGCAGCTTATGATTACTGTAGCAGGAAAAAACACACAAACGGGCGATGAGCTCTGGCATAATGGCTTGCGCCTTTGGGCCCGTGTCACTGAGCCTGGTAT